CGTGTGGCGGCGTTGAGAAAACTTCCGGCAGAAATAAAACCGGTAGTGATGCGCATTATGGCTTCGTATGCGTTTGAAGATTATGCCCGTAGCGCGGCGAGCAAAAAACAGTGCCCCTGCTGTCACGGAAAAAAATTTATTGAAAGCGAGGTTTTTACAAACAAGATCCAGTATCCGGATGGTAAGCCACCAGTGTGGGCAAAGTGCACAAAAGGCGTGTATCCGTCTTACTGGGAAGAATGGAAAAAAGTCAGGGAGGTGGTAAAAGTTGCCTGTCCGGAGTGTGGCGGAAAGGGTGAGGTTTCCACCGCCTGTAAGGATTGCCGTGGGCGTGGTGTCGCCATTCATCGTGAAGAGTCGGTAAAACGTGGTATGCCTGTTATCAGAGATTGCCAGCGTTGTGGTGGTCGTGGCTGTGAAAGGCTGCCATCAACGGAGGCATTTAATGCCATATGCAAAGTGACGAGTGCTATCACGCTTGATACGTGGAAAAAATCAGTGAAACGCTTTTACGATACGTTGGTGGTTCGGTTTGACATTGAAGAGGCATGGGCGGAGCGGCAGTTAAAGAGGGTAACGCGATAGTGTTGTTGATTTTTCCCGAATCTGTGGTAAATTTGCTCTAACGATGGGCGTTTTATGCCTGACGTTAGAAGATTTTTTACACCCCGCCGCCTGGCGGGTTTTTTATGACTGAAATCGCGTCAGTACAGTAAACGCGCTGGTGGCGGTGAATACCTGTCTTTCAGCTTGCTGGCTTTTTCGACAAGAGTTATTGGTGTGTCACGTTAACCGGAAAAGGGAAAAAGACATGCTAAAACAGCAGGATATGACAGAAACCGCCAGAGTGGTGTTTAATGAATTAAGCGTTACCGAACCGGCGACAGTCGGGGAGATAGCGCAGAATACTTACCTTTCACGCGAACGCTGCCAGTTAATACTGACCCAGCTGGTTATGGCGGGTCTGGCAGACTATCAGTTCGGTTGTTACAGACGCCTTCCGCAGTGAAGGCTTTTTTATTTGTGGTAAATGGGCGGCTGGTGGGTGTTAGGTGCACCCACCAGCCATCTGCTCATGCGTTGGGTTCACAAGCAAACCTCAGGCCCACTGCTTTGCGCAAAAGCAGAATGAGCCTATCAGAGACAGGCTTAATGATCCATGCTTAATACTGTAAAAATATCCAGTTGTGAGTTAATCAACGCCGACTGCCTGGAATTTATCCGGTCGTTACCCGAAAATTCTGTTGACCTGATAGTCACGGACCCGCCGTACTTTAAAGTGAAGCCTGAGGGCTGGGATAACCAGTGGAAGGGCGACGATGATTACCTGAAGTGGCTGGACCAGTGTCTGGCGCAGTTCTGGCGGGTGCTGAAACCTGCCGGAAGTCTTTACCTGTTCTGTGGTCATCGCCTGGCATCTGATATCGAAATCATGATGCGTGAACGCTTCAGTGTGCTGAACCATATTATCTGGGCGAAGCCGTCCGGACGCTGGAACGGATGCAACAAGGAAAGCCTGCGGGCGTATTTCCCCGCCACAGAGCGCATTCTGTTCGCGGAACATTATCAGGGGCCGTATCGTCCGAAAGATGCCGGGTATGCGGCGAAGGGCAGTGCACTGAAACAGCATGTGATGGCCCCGCTGATTTCTTACTTTCGTGATGCGCGCGCGGCCCTGGGGATAACGGCAAAACAGATTGCAGATGCCACAGGAAAGAAAAACATGGTGTCGCACTGGTTCAGTGCCAGTCAGTGGCAGCTACCGAACGAAAGCGATTATCTGAAATTACAGTCGCTGTTTGCCCGGGTGGCAGAAGAGAAACATCAGCGCGGTGAACTGGAAAAGCCCCACCACCAGCTGGTGGATACGTATACGTCACTGAACCGGCAGTATGTGGAGCTGCAGAGTGAATATAAGCATCTGCGGCGGTATTTTGGTGTGACGGCGCAGGTGCCGTACACGGATGTGTGGACACATAAACCGGTGCAGTTCTATCCCGGGAAACATCCGTGCGAAAAACCGGCAGAAATGCTGCAGCAGATAATCAGCGCAAGCAGTCGTCCGGGTGACCTGGTTGCAGATTTTTTTATGGGCTCAGGTTCAACGGTAAAAGCTGCACTGGCGCTCGGGCGTCGTGCGATTGGCGTTGAACTGGAGACCGGACGTTTTGAGCAGACAGTCAGGGAAGTTCAGGATTTAATCGTTTGAAACGGATGAGATTGCAGAATTAATTACGCACCATTATTATTCTGCTTCCGGCCCTTTAGCTCAGTGGTGAGAGCGAGCGACTCATAATCGCCAGGTCGCTGGTTCAAATCCAGCAAGGGCCACCATCACATACCGCCATTAGCTCATCGGGATAGAGCGCCAGCCTTCGAAGCTGGCTGCGCGGGGTTCAAGTCCCCGATGGCGGTCCATTATCTGCATCATGCGTTGTTAGCTCAGCCGGACAGAGCAATTGCCTTCTAAGCAGCTGTGGTTGCACTCCTGTTGTTTCTGGTGGTGATGGTGGACTTCAGCAGCCGGATAATGTCGGTGCTGTCTGATGGTGTTTTGGTGGCGGGTGTGTGGTTGTTGCTTTCCCGTTGCTGAAAAAGAAAGCATCAGGCGATTAGCAGGGTATCAGTTACCCGTTGAAATTTTTAAATACCTCACAATTCCACAGCTTGATGATTGTCTGGCTGCCGGAGAATTTGTTAAAAATTACATCGCATGGTGAATCCCCCTCAGCGGCGGGGCATCTGGCAAAGTGTATGATCCAGAGAACATGCAAATTCAGTAGACAGGCTGAATTTACCGGGAGGCCCCTGGCACCATGCGACAGACAGAAATTAGGCTATACTTCAGCCCCTCTCCGGAGGGGCTTTTCTGTGCAGGATGTGTCACAGTTTCCTGAATTCTGAGTACTGTCCTGTTACTCAGGGTGCTATATTTTCTGACGTGATGAAAGTCTGCCGGAAGGCGGAACGTATCGGAAATGACCCAGTAGAGAAAACGTTGACTCAGATACCGATGCTGAGTTACCGGGAAACCGGCATCACATGACCGCTATCCTTCCAGGCTCGCTCCGGCGGGCCTTTTTACTGCAGAAAACAGTTTTCCCGTAAAATGCCACGTTGCTCATAATTCAGGCTGGCGATTATTGTCTGGCCGGCGGGAAGTTTGTTAAAAAATTTCGCATGGTGAATCCCCCTGTGCGGAGGGGTAATCAGCGAGTAGGTATATGGGATAATCGCGGATTCAGGTGCTGGTACTGAATTCACCGGGAGGCACCCGGCACCATGCAATGGCACATAGCGCCACTCTCCAGCCCCTCTCCGGAGGGGCTGTTTATATTGATTTTGTCAGATGTGAGTAAACTGCTTATGGACTTTGTTGTTTTAGCCCATAAGGACATATTTGCAGAGTGCAACGGTTATTAAAGCATTCATTCAATACGTTATCTGTATTTGTAGGGCATTCCTGGCTGTTTTTGATTAAATTCCAGAATGTTTTATTGAATGGTACTACGTTGTAAATGGTTACAGGTAGCACTTTGTTATTGAGCATGATGCCTGTGTGAGTCAGTGTAAATATACTTTCAGGAGGTAAGAAAGCATCCGATTGATACCAGATTATTAATTTTATTTTACTCCATATGACTGAAAAAGATATTCCGCATGATGGCTGGATAACTGTATCAATCACAATCCACTTCATTTAGTTTCCTTGTTTATGCCTTGCTGGTGATGTTCTGAAAAGTATAAATGATATTTTTGATTGTAAACCATAGAGCAGAATTATTTTTCTGATGTTGTTTATTGTTTATTTAAATGCAGGGTGGTTTATATCTCGTCTTGTAGTTTATCCATGCATATCTGCTTGATGATGAGGTTTTTATTTAAGGTATGGTTTTGTGTTTTTTCTGTATTACATGTCAGGTATTTTAAAGAATCATTTTTCAGATGGTGGAAAGAACCATGGCATTTAAACACTATGATGTTGTCAGGGCGGCGTCGCCGTCAGATCTTGCGGAAAAGCTGACACATAAACTGAAAGAGGGCTGGCAGCCGTTTGGTAGTCCGGTGGCCATAACCCCTTATACCCTGATGCAGGCGATTGCAGCAGAAGGTGATGTGGTCGTCAGTGGTGCAACTGAGCCGGAGTGGTACTACGTCATCGTACTGGCCGGGCAATCCAATGCCATGGCTTACGGTGAAGGGCTTCCGCTTCCGGATTCTTACGATGCGCCCCACCCACGCATTAAGCAACTGGCCCGTCGCAACACAGTGACTCCCGGTGGTAAAGCATGCGCATTTAACGACATCATTCCGGCAGACCACTGCCTGCATGATGTTCAGGATATGAGCGCACTGAATCATCCGAAGGCAGACCTGAGCAAAGGGCAGTACGGCTGTGTCGGCCAGGGCTTACATATTGCCAAAAAACTGCTTCCGTATATCCCGAATAACGCGGGGATCCTGCTGGTACCATGCTGTCGTGGTGGTTCGGCATTCACCCAGGGCGCGGAGGGGACATTCAGTGCGGACACGGGGGCCAGCCAGGATTCGGCACGCTGGGGTGTGGGTAAACCGTTATATCAGGACCTGATCGCACGCACCAAAGCGGCATTACAGAAGAACCCGAAAAATGTGTTGCTGGCGGTGTGCTGGATGCAGGGCGAATTTGACATGAGCGCTGCCACCTACGCACAGCAACCGGACCTGTTCACGGCCATGCTGAAGCAGTTCCGTACTGACCTTTCCGGATTTAACGCGCAGTGCCATGGCGGCAGTGCTGCAGTTGTACCGTGGATTTGTGGCGACACGACGTATTACTGGAAAAACACATACGGCACACAGTATGACTCCGTCTACGGCGCGTACAAAAACAGGGAGAGCGACAACGTTTTCTTTGTGCCGTTCATGACCGACGGTAACGGCAACAACACGCCCACCAACTTACCGGCAGAAGACCCGGATATTGCTGATGCAGGTTATTACGGCGCGCAATCCCGTAGTAATGGTAATTGGGTATCGTCAAATCGTCCGACACATTTCAGTTCATGGGCGCGCAGGGGCATTATTTCGGATCGCCTGGCAACCGCTATTCTGAACGCAGTTGGTCGAACCAGCGCCTTCATCAGCGGTACCGCACCGGAGATTAAACCCTCGCCCGGCGGCGACACGCCATCGGGGCCGTCTGATGGTGACACATCCGTTCGTACAGTCTCCCTGCTGCCGACAGCCGGAGAGGCTGCTGCGCAGGGCTGGACCATCACCGGCGGCAGTGTTGCGCTGGAAGATGGTGTGTTTAAGGTTACCAAGCAGAGCAATAAAACCTGGTCCCTGATGCATCCGGTGGATGACGCAGTCTCCCTGCTGACACGGGGTGGCAGACTGAGCTGTAAGTTTCGACTGTCAGGCGCACTGACCAACAACCAGTTCGGTCTGGGAATTTATCTGTATACCGATGTAGCGTTACCTGACGTCGTGGCGATGACCGGGACTGGTAACCCGTTCCTGATGTCGTGGCGATGACCGGGACTGGTAACCCGTTCCTGATGTCGTTCTTCACCCAGACCACAGACGGCAAACTGAATCTGATGCATCACAAGAAAGCCGGAAACACAAAGTTGGGCGAGTTCGGGAATTACAGTAACGACTGGCAGACGCTGGAGCTGGTGTTCACCGCCGGCAGTGCCACGGTTACTCCGAAACTGAATGGAGTGGCTGGCCCGGCATTCCAGGTCATAAAAGACAGTCTGACACTGGGGCTGAATGCGCTGACGCTGACGGATATTACCAAAAATGCAGCGTATGGCGTTGAGATAGAAAGTCTGGTGCTGGAGATAAATGCACCGGCATCATCATAAAAAGTGAGCCAGTCAAATGGAAGGTATCGTTAAACTCACCGGTAGTGTCAGTGGGTCGTCTGAGATGCCTGCATGAGTTATCAGAGCCATCAGTACTTAACTGGTGGCTTTTTTTATTGTTGTCAGCTTCCGGATAACGGGAGACGGGGTATGTACCAGATGGAAAAAATCACAACAGGTGTGTCATACACCACGTCAGCGGTGGGAACGGGCTACTGGTTCCTGCAGTTGCTGGACAGGGTTTCCCCGTCTCAGTGGGCGGCAATAGGCGTGCTGGGGAGTCTGCTGTTTGGGCTGCTGACATATCTGACTAACCTGTATTTCAAAATCAGAGAGGACCGTCGTAAGGCTGCACGGGGAGAGTAATTCAATGACTCAAAACTATGAACTGATTGTGAAAGGGATCCGCAATTTTGAGAATAAAGTTACGGTAACTTTAGCGTTACGGGACAAAAAACGCTTTGACGGTGAAATTTTTGACCTGGACATCTCGCTGGACCGTGTTGAAGGTGCCGCGCTGGAGTTTTATGAGGCAGCAGCCAGAAGGAGCATCAGACAGGTCTTCCTGGATGTTGCTGCCGGGTTATGTGAAGGGGATGAGCAGTCGCCGGAAAAGCGCCCCGTAATTTTAGAGGCGCAGGATGTGTTGATAACCTACAGAGGAAAACTACCGGGAATAATTACGGGTTCTCTGAAGAGTCCGCCGAAATGGTAATTTTACCAGCATATTTTTCATCCAGTAATACAGCAAGCCGCCTGAAAGAGTCTTGTTGTTCCTGAGACCATTTGGGATTGCATGATTCAAACTGGATTGATGCCAGCGTTGATTGCATCTGTTCCCTTGGAATTGAGAATGCCAGATATGAGAAGGCGACGGTAAGGGTATTCACGTCTTCCCGAAGCCTGGAAATGCTGTCGAGCAACTCCTGTAGAGAAATGGTGTTATTGTCCATAAATAATCCTCATGATTGTATTGACCTGTTAGCAGCCTGAGGCAACAGGCTGGAACTGATAAACATATCCAGGGCTCAGAAACCGATAAATCCTGATAAATATCCATGAACGCAAAAATCAGATACGGCCTGTCGGCTGCCGTTCTGGCGCTGATTGCCGCTGGTGCGCCTGCGCCTGACATTCTCGACCAGTTTCTGGATGAAAAGGAAGGTAACCACACCACGGCATACCGTGATGGCGCGGGTATCTGGACCATCTGCCGCGGTGCCATCCTGGTGGATGGCAAACCTGTCGTTCCGGGCATGAAGTTGTCGAAGGAAAAATGCGACCGGGTTAACGCCATTGAGCGTGATAAGGCGCTGGCATGGGTGGAGAAAAACATCAGAGTGCCATTGAGTGAACCCCAGAAAGCGGGGATCGCGTCATTCTGTCCGTACAACATTGGCCCCGGTAAGTGTTTTCCGTCGACGTTTTATAAACGAATTAATGCAGGTGATCGCAGGGGAGCGTGTGAGGCGATTCGCTGGTGGATTAAGGACGGTGGCAGGGACTGCCGTATTCGCTCAAATAACTGTTACGGTCAGGTATCCCGTCGTGACCAGGAGAGCGCGCTGGCGTGCTGGGGAATCGACAGATAAGCAGAATATTTTGCTAATAAATGACGTTGGCCAAGGCGGACGGATAACACGAAATCCTGCGAACTGGCAAAATGTAAGTGAATAAAAGTAAAAACCCCGTTTGTTGGCAGCAAGCGGGGTTTTGTTTTTATGGCAGTAAGCTATGGGAGGCTGCCTTGATTGATTTTAGCAAACTGATTAGGGAGTTGCGACTCATGATTAGTCAATTACCAAACTGGAAATTTTTGCTGGTCTGGAGCATCCCTTTTTTATGGGTAGTATCCCAGTTAATTGTGGCAATTAAGGGGTAGCTATGTCAGACAAACTCATAACGCCGGCAAAGGTCCTGTGTGTGATTGTCGGTATTTCATTTTCACTAATGCTGGTTGCTCTTTTTCTGTCCCTCGCCTGGGTGATGTTGTCTTCGTCGGGGCTGCTGGGGTGACAGTGACTGATGACATCAGCAGAGCGCTGGCTTTTGCTATTAAGTGGGTGGCTGTTGGTATTGCTGTGTCTCCGATGCTGTATGGGCTGGCAAAACTGGTCATTGCGCTGAAATCGTGAACTTTAAAAAGATGAGTGCTGAACTTATTCGGGCAATGGCATTTGCCATTCGTATTGTGGCCATTGCTGTTCTGGTCTGGGCAATCCGTTGGTGGTGATATGAACCGTGTTCTGTGTGTGGTGATTATTGTCCTGCTGGTAGCCTGTGGTGTGCTTAGTCTGGGGCTGAATCATTACCGCGATAACGCCATCACCTACAAAGCGCAGCGCGATAAAAAAGTCAGTGAGCTGAAACTGGCGAACGCGACAATTACTGATATGCAGATACGCCAGCGTGATGTCGCTGAACTTGATGCCAGATACTCGAGGGAATTAGCCGATGCGAGAGCTGAAAATGAAACTCTGCGTGCTGATGTTGCCGCTGGTCGTAAGCGCCTGCGGATCAACGCCACCTGCTCCGGTACCGTGCGTGAAGCCACCGGCACCTCCGGCGTGGATAATGCAACCGGCCCCCGACTGGCAGACACCGCTGAACGGGATTATTTCATCCTCAGAGAACGGTTGATGACAATGCAGAAGCAGCTGGAAGGGGCACAGGACTATATCCGCACTCAGTGCCTGAACTAAGTTTTGCTGATGCGCCGTATCGTCGCTGTATTCCCTCATTAACAGAGACCGCAGCCCGACAGGGAGACTCCTCTGCGCGAGTGTGCGGGGATAATCAAAAACGATACACACCGGGGTTTACCGCGTTAACGGAGCGCGGCGTTGTCCCCTCATAGTCGCCAGTCCGGTGCGATGGTGGAAGAAACAGGACGATGTGTTACCTCGCAAGCCCTGTTATGTCATGTGTCTGATTTGTGATTTAAGTCGGATAATTGTCGTTGCCATTAAGCAGAGGATTGATGACCGACAGGGCGGCATTGTTAGAATAAGACTTATTCTTATCTGTGCGGGGAATGAAAATGAAAAGAAATCTTCCGTTAATTATTTTGTTGTCTTCTCTGGTTATGGGCTGTACGCAACATAAAACAGATATGCCCCGACAGTTGGTTAAGGCATTACCACAATATCCGGCCTATGCAGCGGCAAATTATATAAAGGGACGGGTTGATGTGAGGTTTGATATTGGTGCTGATGGTACTGTCACCCGAATTGAGTTTATTCGTTCAGAGCCGCACCATCTGTTTGATGAGCAGGTTGTAAAGGCGATGGCAAAATGGCGATTTGAGAAGGACAGGCCGTGTAAAGGCGTGAAGAAAACGTTTATCTTTAGTCCTTCTGCACACTGATTATTTCATCAGAAATTAATTATCACTCTGTTGTTATTCTGTACATCCCGGCAGGGTAAGTATTGTTCCGTCGGATATGAAGATGAAATATTGTTGGAGGACAGTGGGTACCTGCTCCTGTAACCGAACGTTCATTTCTCGTTATTTGTCATGCTGGCCGGGCGCAGATGCGTTGCATCTGTTGCCAGCCTTCTCCTGCAGGCTTCAATAACCCACGCTGAAAAGTTACCGGACCCTTTATGCTCAAGGGCGATGTTGATCTGTTCAATCATGTGATTGGGGAAACGGATATTGCGGGTTGTGGTTCTGCGGGTACGGTTTTTCGATGACATATTTATTTCCTTTACTGATTGCCATATGACGGGGATTTTACATGGCTGAGCTTCGTACACTCCAGAGCAGAATCAAAACACTGAATACCCGACGGGTGAATATTCTGAAGGGTGAACAGCGTCGTGTCAGTGGCAGTGCACGTGTTTCCCTCAAGCGTCATATCTGGCTCAGGGACGCCGGGCAGTGCCGTCTCTGTGGTCGTGTGGTTGACCTCTGTGACAGTGAACTCGATCACCGAATTGCACTTCAGTTCGGTGGTGGTAATGAGGAGACGAATCTCTGGACGCTCTGTACCGAATGCCATCGACAAAAGTCTGCTCGTGAAGCGGCGAGTGATATGCCGGACCCGACGCTGCCGGAGGTGTCCGGAGGTAGTGGCAGAGAGGACGACATCATCGGACTGTAACCCGACCCCGGGGGGGTATCATCCGGCGTAAAAAACGATCGCTTTGGACACCGCGCCCCCTCTCACGCAGAGAAAAAATTCCCGTTTCAGGGCAGTTAACATGTTAACTGGCTGCCCGGGCATTTTTGCGGTTTTTATCTTTATTATTCAGTTTGTTGTGCGGAAAAAATGTTAACAGGCTTTTTCAGCAAATGTTAACCAGGCAGCAGTTAACATTTGCGGCATGAGACGCCGGGAAAAATGGGCTGAACCATACCCGGCTGAGTGCGTTCTGGACCCGGGAGGAGGCTGTGCTGACAACGCAAAAACGAAAATTTGCGCTGGCGCTCATGTCCGGGAAAAACAAAACAGCGTCAGCCATTGCCGCCGGTTATTCGGCGAAGACCGCCAGGGTTAAAGGCTCGCAGCTGGCAAAAGATCCTGAGGTGCTTGCGTTTATAGCCCGTAAACAATGCGAGACGGTGGAGGTGGATGAGGTTCCTGTTTACCGGCAGAAAAAATCAGAGCAGGAGGATAAACCCCGTCGCCGTGAGGCGGCTGCAATACCACAGCCGGACGAAAACAATCTGGAGATGCCACCGTCCGCGGTGATGTCTCCTGGTATTGAATATATGGAGGATGGTCTTCCCGATCCGGTGAAAGCCATGGGGCGGATCCTGGTGGAAAACCTCTGCATTGATCCGAAACTGGCACTGGATGCGGCCTGGCGTCTGGCGCAGTTCACGCACCATAAAAAAGGGGATACCGGGAAAAAATCGGCAAAAGGTGATGCCGCGAAAAAAGCGGCTAACCGTTTTGCGGTGCCACCGCCCCCCCGACTGGTGGTGAATAACGATAATGAGGGCAACGGATGATACCTGTATGGAGCACAGCCTGCCCGGACTGGGCAGAGCGCCTGAAAAAGGGGCTGTCGATTATTCCGGATCCGATTTATCCGGACGAGGCCGCACATGCCCTGGCGATTTTTAAACAACTGCGGATTGTGGATGCACCTGGTAGCCCTACGTTCGGGGAGTCCTGTGCACCGTGGGTGTTTGACCTGGTGGCGGCCCTGTTTGGCTCCTACGATGCGCAGACCGGTGTACGCCATATCAAGGAAGTTTTTATCCTTATCCCCAAGAAAAACTCGAAGTCCACGCTGGCCGCGGGGATCATGATGACTGCACTGTTACTGAACTGGCGGCAGGCGGCGGGTTACACGATTCTGGCCCCGACTGTGGAGGTGGCGGCCAACGCCTTCAACCCTGCCCGGGATATGGTACGACGTGACGATGATCTGGATGACCTCTGCCAGGTACAGACCCATATCCGGACCATCACCCACCGAGTGACGGACACCACCCTGAAGGTGGTGGCAGCCGATCCGAATACGGTGTCCGGTATCAAGTCCGTGGGTACGCTGATTGATGAGTTGTGGCTGTTTGGCAAGCAGTGCAAGGCGGAGGACATGTTACGTGAAGCCATAGGCGGCCTTGCCTCCCGCCCGGAAGGGTTTGTGGTGTATACGACCACCCAGTCGAATGAACCGCCCGCCGGGGTGTTCAGACAGAAACTGCAGTACGCCCGGGATGTGCGCGACGGCAAAATTCATGATCCGCACTTTCTGCCGGTGATATTTGAACACCCTCCTGAAATGGTGGAAAGCGGGGCTAACCTGCTGATGGAAAACCTCGCCATGGTCAATCCGAATCTCGGCTATTCAGTGGATGAGGCCTTTCTGTACCGGGAGTACCGTAAAGCCCGGGAAGCCGGTGAAGAGACATTCCGGGGGTTCATGTCAAAACACGCCAATGTGGAAATTGGTCTTGCCCTGCGCTCTGACCGCTGGGCGGGGGCTGATTTCTGGGAAGAGCAGGGCCGTTGTATCAGCCTGGACGATATCCTGCGTCGTGCTGATGTGGTGACGGTGGGGATTGACGGCGGAGGGCTGGATGATCTGCTGGGGATGTATGTGATTGGGCGTGACCGGGAGACCCGCGAATGGCTGGGCTGGGGCCATGCCTGGGCGCATGAAACCGCGGTGGTCCGACGGAAGAGCGAGGCGTCCCGGTTTCAGGATCTTGTTGCCTGTGGAGATATGACCATTGTCCGGCGTGTCGGGGATGACACGGCGGAAGTGGCGGAATATGTGCGTCGCATTCATGAGGCTGAGTTACTGGACCATATCGGTATTGACCCGTCAGGGGTGGGGCAGATTCTGGATTCACTGGCGGAAGCCGGGATCCCCGACGGAATTGTGGTGGGGATAAGCCAGGGCTGGAAACTGGGCGGGGCCATTAAAACCACCGAGCGCAAACTGGCTGAAGGGGTGCTGGTGCATGGTGACCAGCCCCTGATGGCCTGGTGTGTCGGCAATGCCCGGGTGGAGCCTAAAGGTAACGCCATTCTTATCACCAAACAGGCCAGTGGACGGGGAAAAATTGACCCGCTGATGGCGCTGTTCAATGCGGTCTCCCTGATGTCCCTTAACCCGGAACCGAAAAAGAAAGAATATGCGGTTTTTTTCATATAACCCTGTTCACACTGTAACCATCACGAACCGCTCCGGCGGTTTTTTTATTTTCAGGAGGCTGATGTGACTCTTAAACGGGCCTGTTCCCTGCTGACGGTGAAATCCTTCAGTGAGGATGAACGGGTGATCACCGGGATTGCGTCAACGCCTTCTCCGGATCGGGATGGTGACATCCTGGAGCCGGAGGGCGCGGAGTTTGGCAGTGCGATCCCGTTTCTCTGGCAGCATGACCATTCCCGCCCGGTGGGGCAGTGTACGGTGCGCCGGGTCAGCGAAGGGCTGGAAATCACGGCAACACTGGTGAAGCCCGTACCGGATATGCCGTCGCAACTGGCTGCCCGGCTGGATGAGGTCTGGGCGGCCATTAAGACCGGGCTGGTCAGGGGGCTGTCCGTGGGCTTCCGTCCCCATGAATACACCTTTCTGGACGGAGGCGGACTGCATTTTCTGCGCTGGGAACTGATGGAGGTGTCTGCCGTCACCGTGCCCGCGAATGCGGAATGCACCATCCGGACCATTAAATCTTACGACCGCCCGTTTTCTGCCGCGTCCGGCAACCGGAAACCGGTGGTGAAAATCGCATCTTCTGCCGGCGCTGCGGCACAGTCAACAACCGTTTTTCATAAGGAAAAGACCATAATGAATATTGGCGAACAGATTAAAAGTTTTGAAAACAAGCGTGCAGCGCTGGCAGCCTCCCTTGAGGAGGTCATGACCAAAGCCGCAGAGGAAGGGCGCACGCTGGATGTGGAGGAGGAAGAGCATTACGACAACACCGCAGCGGAAATCCGTCAGGTGGATGCGCACCTGAAGCGCCTGCGTGAACTGGAAGCCGGTAAGGCCGCCACGGCGCAGCCGGTGAAACAGGCCGGTAACGGGAATGTGGCCGCGGTGGCTTCTGCGCCGGTGATCCGTGTGGAGCAGAAACTGGATAAGGGGATTGGCTTCGCCCGCTTTGCCAAATCGCTGGCTGCGGCTAAAGGCGTCCGATCTGAAGCCCTGGAAGTGGCCCGTCGTCAGTATCCGGATGACAGTCGTCTGCATCATGTCCTGAAATCGGCAGTGGGCGCGGGGACCACCACGGATCCGCAGTGGGCAGGCAGCCTGTCTGAATATCAGGAATACGCACAGGACTTTATTGATTACCTGCGTCCGCAGACCATTATCGGGCGATTTGGTCAGGGCGGGATCCCTGCACTTCGTCAGGTGCCATTCAATATCCGTGTGCACGCCCAGGTGTCCGGCGGTGCTGCCGGCTGGGTGGGTGAGGGTAAGGCAAAACCCCTGACGAAGTTTGATTTTGAATCCATCACCTTCAGTCATGCGAAGGTGTCGGCCATTGCGGTACTGACGGAAGAATTGATCCGTTTTTCCAGTCCGGCTGCTGATGCACTGGTCCGTAATGCGCTGGCGGAAGCGGTGGTGGCGCGTCTGGATACAGACTTTGTGGACCCGAAAAAAGCCGCAGTGGCAGATGTCTCCCCGGCGTCCATCACCCATGATGTGAAGGGCACGGCATCAACCGGTAACCCGGATGCGGATGCAGAGGCTGCGTTTGGACAGTTTGTGGCAGCAAACCTGCAGCCCACCGGTGCGGTCTGGCTGATGTCCAGCACCAATGCCCTGGCACTGTCCATGCGTAAAAATGCGCTGGGTCAGAAGGAATACCCGGACATGACCCTGCTGGGTGGCTCCTTCCAGGGGCTGCCGGTGATTGTCTCCCAGTACGTGGGTGACCAGCTGGTGCTGGTGAATGCCCCGGATATTTATCTGGCGGATGACGGCGGCGTGGCAGTGGATATGTCCCGCGAGGCATCACTGGAAATGCAGTCTGAGCCGACCGGCGACAGTACCACGCCGTCCCCGGTGGAGCTGGTTTCCATGTTCCAGACAGGCAGCGTGGCCATCCGTGCGGAGCGCTGGATCAACTGGCGTCGTCGCCGTACTGCGGCGGTGGCGGTGATCACCGGAGTGAACTACGGCAGTGCGTCCGGCGGCTGAGTCTGATAAGGAGGACGGGAGGCGTGCGCCTCCCGTAACAGGTTATGGCAAAGATCCGATATCTGCAGGGCACGCATGATGCCCGGGCCGGGGATATCCGTGATGTGGCACAGCCGTGTGCGGAGGTGCTGGTTCGCCTGGGAAAGGCGGAGTACATCACGGTGCGACGTCCGGCAGGTCAGAAAAAGAAACGTGATGCGGAGCATGGCGAATGTGGAACCTTTTACGGCGAACCCGAAAAAACCAGAAATCAGGACGTGACGTAAGAGAGGCGGGCTGGACCAGCCTGTTTCAGGCGGTGGCTGAGCCCTTTTCCGGCGCCTGGCAGCAGGGCGTGAAAGCCGATCCTGAAGCCGTCCTCTCCTTTCATGCGGTGTTTGCATGTATTTCGCTGATATCCCAGGATATCGCCAAAATGCGGCTGCGTCTTATGCAGACGGATGCGCATGGGATACGCAGGGAAACGCGCCGGGGGGATATTGCCCGCCTCTGTCGTCGTCCCAACGCCCAGCAGAACCGCATCCAGTTTTTTGAACTGTGGCTGAACGCCAAACTGCGTCATGGCAATACGGTGGTGCTGAAAATCCGTAATGCCCGGGGGCAGATCAAAGAACTGCGTATTCTGGACTGGAGCCGGGTTGAACCTCTGGTGGCGGATGACGGCGAGGTGTTCTACCGCATCACGCCGGACCGGAACTGCGGGATCACGGAGGCGGTGACGGTGCCTGCCCGGGAAGTGATCCACGACCGGTTTAACTGTTTTTTTCATCCGCTTATAGGATTGCCGCCGGTGTATGCCGCCGGGCTGGCGGCCACGCAGGGGCATCATATTCAGGAAAATTCGACGTCTTTTTTCAGAAATGGCGGCAGGCCGTCCGGGGTGATTGAGATCCCCGGCAGTATTACGGAAGAAAATGCGAAAAAACTGAAGAGCAACTGGGACAGCGGGTATACAGGCGAAAATGCGGGGAAAACGGCCATTCTGAGCAACGGGGCAAAATACAACCCCACGACGTTTTCACCTGTGGATGCGCAGACGGTGGAACAACTGAAGATGACCGCTGAAATTGTCTGTTCGGTGTTCCGTGTCCCGGCCTACAAGATTGGCGTGGGACAACCGCCTTCCAGTGACAACGTGGAGGCGCTGGAGCAGCAGTATTATTCCCAGTGCCTGCAGACGCTGATTGAGTCCATTGAACTGTTACTGGATGAGGCGCTGGAAACGGGGGAAAACGAGAGTACAGAATTTGATGTCACCACGCTGCTGAGAATGGACAGTGAGCGGCGCATGAAAACGCTGGGGGATGCGGTGAAAAATACGCTTCTCACGCCCAATGAGGCCCGTAAACGGGAGAACCTGCCGCCCCTGGCCGGCGGTGATGCACTGTATCTTCAGCAGCAGAACTACAGTCTGGAGGCGCTGTCCCGTCGTGATGCCCGTGAGGATCCGTTCGCGTCTGCCGGGAAAACAGTTTCATCACAGCTGCCTGACGGCGCATCTGACGGTAATAAGGCAATCAGTGAAACAGAGCATGATGCGGTGAAAGCGATGTTCAGGGGGGATACTGAGAAAATGACGGAACGGGAACTGTCCATTATTCGTGCACTGGGAGAAGAATTCTCCACAGTGCTGGCGGATTTACAGCGCACATTTGAGGGGAAGATGGCCTCGCAGGCACAAGCGTTTGAAGAGAAACTGACTTCCCTGTCGGCGGTATTACAGAAGCATGTGACGGTGGATGAGGTGCGTCCGGTTCTGCAGGCGATGGTGGATGACGCTGTGGGGGCCATTCCGGTACCGCGTGATGGTCGTGATTATGATCCGGATGTACTGCAGCAGGCGGTGAATGATGCGGTCGCAAATATTCCGCAGCCGGCGGACGGTAAAAGTCTCACCCCGGATGATGTGCGTCCGATGCTTGAACAGATGGTGAAGGAGGCTGTAAGCCATATCCCTGTTCCGCGTGATGGTCGTGACTACGATCCGGAAGTACTGCAGAAGGCGGTGAATGATGCGGTCGCAAATATTCCGCAGCCGGCGGACGGTAAAAGTCTCACCCCGGATGATGTGCGTCCGATGCTTGAACAGATGGTGAAGGAGGCTGTAAGCCATATCCCTGTTCCGCGCGACGGTCGTGACTATGATCCCGATGTTCTGCAGAAGGCGGTGAATGATGCGGTCGCAAATATTCCGCAGCCGGCAGACGGTAAAAGTCTCACCCCGGATGATGTGCGTCCGATGCTTGAACAGATGGTGAAGGAGGCGGTAAGCCATATTCATGTTCCGCGTGATGGTCGTGACTACGATCCGGATGTTCTGCAGAAGGCGGTTCTGGATGCGGTGAGTGCCCTGCCGGCTCCGCAGGACGGGCGTGATGCCACGGCTCTGGAAATACTCCCCGCCATTGACGATTAAAAATCCTTTCCCCGGGGCACGTATGCCACACACCAGGGCGGACTCTGGCGGGCGTATGAAAAAACGCACGGGATGCGGGGATGGGAATGCCTGGTTGACGGGGTGGCGGATATTGACGTCAGCATGACGGGTGAGCGGTTGTTCTCTGTGGTGGTCCGGCAGAGCAGTGGCCAGCGTACGGAAAAAACATTTTCCCTGCCGGTGATGCTCTACCGCGGTGTGTTCAGAGCCGGTGAAACCTACCACCCCGGCGATACGGTGACGTGGGGGGGCTCGCTGTGGCACTGCAACAGTATGACCGAAGATAAACCCGGAGAAGCTCATTCATCAGCCTGGACCCTGGCTGCAAAACGTGGGCGGGATGCAGGAGGCGGAAAATGACGGCATTACTGACACTGGAAGAGATCAAGGCACATCTGCGTGTCGACCATGACGCGGATGATGACATGCTGATGGACAAGGTTCGTCAGGCTACCGCCGTGCTGCTGGCCTACATTCAGGGCAGCCGGGATAAAGTGATCCGTGAGGACGGTGAACTGATCCCGGGCGAGGCATTAACCCGGATGAAGGGGGCTGCCATGCGACTGACCGGGATGCTGTACCGGAATCCGGATCTTGCGGAGCGGGAAGAACTGCTTCAGGGGGAGCTGCCGTTTTCTGTTTCCGTGCTGATTTACGATTTGCGTTGTCCGACGGTGTTATGAGGAGGGGGAATGGCAATATCTGCAGGTCGTCTGACACAGATGATAAGTGTTCTGAACCCGGTGTTAACCCGTAACGCTGCCGGAGAAATGACGGAAGAATGGGTGTCATGCGGGAAAATTCATGCGGATATCCGAGGCAGGAGCAGCCGGGAGCGGATGCAGTCCGGTGCGGAAATGGCGCAGGCGGAAATCCGCATCTGGGTGCGCGGTCAGTCCGGTCGGGAAATCACGGCAGCGTCACGACTTCATGTGCTGAGTGGTCCATGGCGTGACCGGATCCTGAACGTTGTCGGGCTGCCCGTGCCGGATGCGACCGGCGGGCGTCTGGAAATTCTCTGTCGGCTGGGAGGGGAAAAATGATCGAAACCCTGCTGGATTTTTCGGGGCTGGAGGACATCAGCCGCGATTTGCAGCTTCTGAGTGGTGCGGAAAATAACCGGGTGCTGCGTGAGGCAACCCGTGCGGGTGCGAATGTGCTGAAAGAAGAAGTGGTGTCACGGGCACCGGTACGCAGGGGAAAACTGCGCCGCAATGTGGTGGTCCTTTCCCGGCGCTCCCGCGATGGCGGGATGGAATCTGGTGTCCATATCCGTGGTGTTAATCCGGACACCGGTAACAGCGATAACACCATGAAGGCGGATAACCCGCGCAATGCTTTCTACTGGCGGTTTGTGGAAATGGGGACCGTGAATATGCCACCGCACCCGTTTGTGCGCCCGGCGTTTGATGTGCGCAGTGAACAGGCAGCTCAGGTGGCGATTGCGCGGATGAACCGGGCCATTGATGAGGTACTGAGACGATGACGGAGGCGGATTTGTATCCTCATCTGGCGCATCTTGCCGGCGGGCAGGTGTACCCGTATGTGGTCCCCCTGCTGGATGGCAGGCCGTCGGTGGCGCTTCCGTGGGTGGTTTTCAGCCTGATTTCATCGGTGTCTGCGGACGTGATGGGCGGGCAGGCGGAGTCCTCAGTGTCGGTGCAGATAGACGTTTATGCCGGGACTGTGACGCAGGCGCGTCAGATACGTCAGGACGCCCGTGAAGCCATAATGCTGCTGGCCCCGGGATCCGTCAGTGAAATGCAGGACTATATTCCGGAAAACCGCTGTTACCGTGCAACCCTGGAGTTTCAGGTCACGGTGTGACTTTTTCTTTTTTTCTACAAAACCCATACCCCGCCGCGTGCGGGTTTTTTATTATCAGGAGGCAGAATGTCTGCTTTGTATGAACGCTCACAGCTGACGCAGGTGATGATTTCATCTGCCCCGGCGACTGCTGAAACTATGGATAAGGCGGAATATCTGCGCCTGGACTGCACCATCAAGGAAGTCCAGTTCACCGCCGGTCAGAAACAGGATATTGATGTGACCACGCTCTGCTCCACCGAGCAGGAGAACATCAACGGTCTGGGGGCGTCGTCTGAGATTTCCATGTCGGGTAATTTTTATCTGAATCAGGCCCAGAACGCCCTGCGTGATGCCTATGACAATGACGCGTTGTATGCGTTTAAGGTGCTGTTTCCGTCCGGTAAGGGCTTTAAGTTCCTGGCGGAAGTGCGTCAGCACACCTGGTCATCCGGTACCAACGGCGTGGTGGCAGCAACGTTTTCACTGCGTATGAAAGGCAAACCGGTGTCCTTTGTGGTACCGCTGGCGTTTGTGAAAAATCTGGATAAAACACTTACCGTGAATACAGGTGCGCTGCTGACAATGTCAGTCAGTGCCAACGGGGGAACGCCGCCGTATAAATACGCCTGGAAGAAGGATGGTCAGCCGGTTGACGGGCAGACGACAGACACCTTCAGTAAGCCAGGAGCGCAGTCCGCTGATGCGGGGAAATATACCTGCGTGGTGACCGATTCGGCAGAGAAAGCACAGAGTGTGACGTCTGTTGAATGCACCGTGACAGTGAGCGCAGCCGCCGGATAAGGGGATGGGTCATCATGAAAAAGGATCTGAAAACGCTGGCGCTGGCCAGACTGTCAGGGTTTCGTCATAAAACGGTGAAGGTGCCGGAATGGGGTAATGTCAGCGTGGTGCTGCGGGAGCCTTCGGCAGAGGCCTGGTATCTGTGGCAGGAAGTGCTCAATGGTGATGGAGAGGATGACGATACCCTGTCGGTGGTGGCGAAAACCCGCCGTAACCTGGAAGCGGATGTGACGCTGTTCTGCGATGTCCTGTGTGATACGGATCTGCAGCGGGTGTTCGCTCCGGACGACCGTGAGCAGGTGCTGGCCGTCTATGGTCCGGTACATGCCCGGTTGCTGCGTCAGGCACTGGAACTGATCGCTGATGCAGAGTCGGCCAGAAAAAAGTAGCCCGCCCGGAAATTCGCTTTCTGATGCGACTTGCGCTCCGTCTGGGGCGCACCTTATCCGAACTGCGGCACAGCCTGAGTGTGAGCGAGGCGATGATGTGGATGGAGTTCGACAGGGTATCCCCGCTGGGTGATGAGCGCGGGGATATCCGTAATGCACAGATCGTGAAAGCGGTTTTTGGGGCACAGGGGATGAATGTTGCACTGAAGGACGCCATGCTCTGCTGGGGCGAGGATGAGGATAAGCCGGAGGTGGATCCGTTTGCGGCGCTGGAAGACGCGCTGAGCTTCGCAGCACAGTCATGAATGATGAGAACCGCTGAGGCGGTTTTTTTACGCCCGGAGAAAGGTGAATGGCGACGTTACGTGAACTGATTATCAAAATTTCGGCAAATTCGCAGTCATTCCAGTCGGAGATCCAGCGGGCTTCCCGCATGGGCAGTGAATATTACCGGACCCTGCAGAATGGCGGGCGTCAGGCTGCCGCAGTCGCCCGGGAGCAGCGACGCGCCCTGGCTGAGCTGAACAGCCAGTTGACGGAAATCCGCGCTTCAGCTGCCGGAACGGCGGGGGCATTTGCAGGTGCCTTTGCCACCGGACACCTGATTTCTCTGGCCGATGAATGGAGTTCCGTGAATGCCCGACTGAAACAGGCGTCGCAGTCATCCGATGAATTTTCGTCATCACAGAAAGTGCTGATGGATATCAGCCAGCGGACGGGCACGGCATTTTCAGATAATGCGGCCCTGTTTGCCCGCTCGGCAGCCTCAATGCGTGAATATGGTTACAGTGCTGATGATGTGCTGAAGGTGACGGAGGCCATTTCCACGGGGCTGAAAATCTCCGGTGCCAGTACGGCAGAGGCGGGCTCGGTGATCACCCAGTTCAGCCAGGCGCTGGCACAGGGTGTGTTACGCGGTGAGGAATTTAATTCGGTCAATGAAAGCGGAGACCGGATCGTACGTGCACTGGCTGCGGGTATGGGCGTGGCCCGTAAAGACCTTAAGGCGATGGCGGACGACGGCAAACTGACGGCGGATAAAGTCGTTCCTGCGTTAATCAGCCAGCTGGGGGTATTGCGTGATGAATATGCCGCCATGCCGGAAACGGTCTCTGACGGGATCACAAAGGTGGAAAACGCCTTTATGGCCTGGGTGGGTGGCGCGAATGAAGCCAGCGGAGCGACGAAAACGCTCTCCGGCGTGCTGAACGGTGTTGCCGGTAATATTGATAATGTGGCAACAGCCGCGGGGGCGCTGGTTGCCGTCGGGGTTGCCCGGTACTTTGGCAATATGGCCTCCGGAGCGGTGTCTGCCACGGCAGGACTTGTGACGGCAGCACGTAATGAAGTGGCACTGGCGGAAGCACAGCTCAGGGGGACGCAGATTGCCACGGCGCGGGCAAGGGCAGCCGTGTACCGTGCACAGCAGGCTGTGGCGGCAGCCCGCGGGACGGAGATGCAGATTGCTGCAGAAGCCCGTCTGGCGGCCACACAGGAACGCCTGAACAGAAATATTGCTGCCAGAACCGCAGCCCAGAATGAGCTGAACAGTACAACGGCGGTGGGCTCACGTCTGATGACTGGTGCGTTGGGACTGGTTGGTGGCGTACCCGGACTGGTGATGCTGGGGGCAGCAGCATGGTATACGCTGTACCAGAATCAGGAGCAGGCCAGGGAGTCAGCGCGCCAGTATGCACTGACGATAGATGAAATCGCGCATAAAACGCCGTCAATGTCTTTGCCTGAAGCCTCAGATAATGAAGGACGAACACGGGCGGCGCTGGCAGAGCAGAACCGGCTGATTGATGAACAGGCCAGCCGGGTGAAATCCCTGCAGGAAAAAATCGCTGGATATCAGTATGTTCTGGCTAACCCTGGCTGGACAACCGGTGACGGATTCATGATAAACCATCTGACATCGGTGAAGACCGTGACGGAAGGGCTTTCTCAGGCAACAGAGCAGCTTGCCGTTGAGCAGTCCCGTCTGGCACAGATGCAGGAAAAAGCGCAGTCCATTCAGGATGTGCTTGCCGGGCTGGAAGACCGTCGTGTGGCGTTAATTCGTCAGCAGGCGGCAGAGCAGAATAAGGTGTACCAGTCCATGCTGGTTATGAACGGTCAGCATACGGAATTCAACCGTCTGCTGGGGCTGGGGAATGAACTGCTTCAGCAGCGTCAGGGACTGGTGAATGTACCGTTACGGCTGCCGCAGGCCACCCTGGATGATAAACAGCAGAGCGCCCTGACAAAAACAGAACGTGAGCTGGCCCTGTCCCGACTGAAGGGGGAGGAAAAAGAGCGTGCCCGGCTGGGGTATGCGGCGGATGACCTTGGTTTTGTGGGGGATTCGTATCAGGAGGCGAGACAGCGTTATATCAGTAATGCTCTGGAAGCCTGGCGTAATAACGAGGCGAACAAACCTAAATCCCGGGGTGGAAAATCAGAGACGGAAAAAGCGGAAGACAGTTTTTCCCGGCTACTGAAGCAGCAGAAAGAGCAACTGGCACTGGCGGGTCAGAATACAGAGCTGGCGAAGCTGAAGTACCAGACTGCGCAGGGCGAACTGAAAACCCTGACGGAGATGCAGAAGCAGGAACTGCTGCGTAACGCGGCCCTGATTGACCAGCAAAAAATCCGGGAACAGTTGCGATCCCGGGAAGAGACCCTGAAGAATGATAATGTGGCTGCGCGTGCATCAAATGAAGCCGAACTGCTGGGATACGGGCAGGGAGAACGAGCCAGGGAACGCATGCGGGAGTTGCAGCAGATCCGCGACAGCTTCCGCCAGAAGGATGCGGACCTTCAGTCTCAGTATCAGACCGGGGATATCAGTGAGGATTTTTACAGACAGGCACGGGCACAGAACGCGCAGTATCTGAGCGAACGCCTTAAGGACCAGGCAGCCTTTTATGCCGAATCGGATGCGCAGCGTGCGGACTGGCAGAAAGGCTTGCAGGAGGGGCTCAGTAACTGGGTGGACAATGCATCCGATTACGCCTCACAGGCAGCACAGCTTGCGACGGAGGGTATCTCAGGGATGGTGAATAACATCACGGAGATGCTGAACGGAAACAAAGTGGAATGGCGCAACTGGGCCTCATCCGTACTGCAGGAAATCTCAAAAGTTCTTATGAATGCCGCGATTGTCAACGGAATTAAGACGGCGGCAAACGGTATGTCCGGTGCGGGAGGATTTATTGGCAGCATTGGTGACTGGCTGGGCGGTGCGGTGGCCAATGCAAAAGGCGGCGTGTATACCTCGGCAAACCTGAGTGCGTACAGCAACAGCATTGTGGACACGCCCACGTACTTTGCGTTTGCAAAAGGGGCCGGGCTGATGGGGGAAGCCGGACCTGAAGCCATTATGCCCCTGACCCGGGCGGCGGATGGCTCGCTGGGCGTACGCGCGGTGGACAGTATGAACGGCAGTGCCGGTCTGGTGTATTCCCCGGTCTACCACATCGCCATTCAGAATGACGGGGCTAACGGACAGATAGGGGCGGAGGCGGCAGGCAGTCTTGTGCAGCTGATTGACCAGCGGGTGCAGGCGGTGATGCTGTCCATGCGACGTGACGGAGGAATGCTGAGTGGCTGAGATAAAAACGCTGCATCTGGTCCCGCGTGAAGGGATGCAGGTGAGTGAGAAACCGTCGGTGGTGAGGGTTCGGTTTGGTGACGGTTATGAACAGCGCCGACCGACGGGACTTAATGCCAGACTGAAGACGTTTCAGGCGGTGTTCCGGGTGACGGATGAACCAACCCGGCGCTGGCTGGATGAATTTTTATCGTGGCATGGTGGTTACCGTGCCTTTTTGTGGCGACCGCCGAAACATAACCTGACGGTGAGGGTGGTGTGCCGGGAGTGGAGCGTCACAGATAACGCCAGGCACAGTGATTTCAGTTGTACGATTGAGCAGGTGGTGAACTGATGCAGGATATTCGCGAAGAAAGTCTGAACGAGTCGGTTAAGTCAGAGCAGTCACCGCGGGTGGTACTCTGGGAAATCGACCTGACGGTACAGGGCGGTGAGCGGTATTTTTTCTGTAATGAGCTGAATGAAAAAGGGGAGCCGGTCACCTGGCAGGGGCGGCAATATCAGGCATACCCGATTGACGGCAGCGGTTTTGAGATGAGCGGGAAGGGCAGCAGTGCCAGACCGTCGCTGACGGTGTCCAATCTGTTCGGTCTGGTCACCGGGATGGCGGAAGACCTGCAGAGTCTGGTGGGGGCCACGGTGGTCCGCCGCCGGGTGTATGCCCGTTTTCTGGATGCGGTGAATTTCGTTGCGGGCAATCCGGAGGCGGACCCGGAGCAGGAGCTGAGTGACCGCTGGGTGGTGGAGCAGATGTCGCAGCTGACAGCCATGACGGCCTCGTTTGTGCTGGCTACACCGACCGAGACGGATGGGGCGCTGTTTCCCGGTCGCATCATGCTGGCGAACACCTGTATGTGGGATTACCGGGGAGATGAATGCGGGTATAACGGTCCTGCGGTGGCGGATGAGTTCGACAACCCCACCACGGATATCCGTAAGGACAGATGCAGCAAGTGCATGCGCGGGTGTGAACTGCGCAGGAATGTCGGCAATTTTGGCGGTTTCCTTTCCATTAATAAACTTTCGCAGTAAATCCCGGTTTATGACACAGACTGAATCAGCGATTCTGGCGCATGCCCGGCGGTGTGCGCCTGCGGAGTCGTGCGGCTTCGTGATAAGCACGCCGGAGGGGGAGTGGTATATCCCTTGTGTGAATATTTCTGCAGAGCCGGAGGCGTATTTTCGTATCGCACCGGAAGACTGGCTGCGGGCAGAGATGCAGGGGGAGATTGTGGCACTGGTCCACAGTCATCCCGGTGGGCTGCCCTGGCTGAGCGAGGCTGACCGGCGGCTGCAGATAAAAAGCGCACTGCCCTGGTGGCTGGTCTGCCGGGGTGACATTCACAAATTCCGCTGTGTGCCACATCTGACAGGACGGCGCTTTGAGCATGGGGTGACGGACTGTTACACACTGTTCCGGGATGCTTATCATCTGGCGGGGACTGAAATGCCGGATTTTCATCGCGAGGATGACTGGTGGCGCAACGGTCAGAACCTTTACCTGGACAATATGGCGGTCACCGGCTTTTACCGGGTGCCCCTGTCCTCTGCACAGGCGGGCGATATTCTGCTGTGCTGCTTTGGTGCTTCGGTACCGAACCATGCCGCCATTTACTGCGGCAACGGTGAGCTGCTTCACCATCTGCCTGAACAACTGAGTAAACGGGAGAGGTATTCCGAAAAATGGCAACGACGAACGCATTCTGTCTGGCGTCACCGCCACTGGCACGCATCTGCCTTCACGGGGATTTACAACGATTTGGCCGCCGCCTCAGCCTGTATGTGAACACGGCAGCGGAAGCCATCCGGGCGCTGTCGTTACAGGTGCCGGGCTTTCGCCGTCAGATGAACGAAGGCTGGTACCAGATACGTATTGCCGGTTATGACACGGCACCGGAGGCGGTGTACGCCCGTCTTCACGAACAGCTGGGTGAGGGAACGGTCATCCATATTGTGCCGCGACTGGCCGGGGCCGGAAAGGGTGGACTGCAGATTGTGCTGGGGGCGGCAGCCATCGTGGGCTCTTTCTTCACTGCCGGGGCATCAATGGCGTTATGGGGTTCAGCCCTGGCAGCCGGTGGTTTTTCTGCCACCACGATGCTGTTTTCACTTGGAGCCAGCATGATTCTGGGCGGTGTGGCCCAGATGCTGGCCCCGAAGGCAAAAACACCGGATTACCGCGCAACGGATAACGGCAGACAGAACACGTACTTTTCCTCACTGGATAACATGATTGCCCAGGGGAACCCGATGCCGGTGCCTTACGGGGAAATGCTGGTTGGCTCCCGCCGTATATCCCAGGACATCAGCACCCGTGATGAAGGCGGGGGCGGAACGGTCGTGGTTATCGGGCGACAGGGATAAAACATAAAAAAATCCCGCAGTGATCGCGGAGCTGCGGGGACAGACAAATGAAGATCAATGTTAAGGAGTTGTTTTTGTTACTCGGGCAAAAAAACACTAACGCAGCGAAATTATAAGCGCCACAGTCAGTGTGTGAAAATGTGAAGATATTCAGAATTTTTATGCCATTACCGGTTTTAACCAACAGGATTATCGGTGGGCATGAAAGAAAACCCCGGTATCTGCTGATACCGGGGTTTCTCTTTAGCATGGCAGAAATGTGTTTCATGCTTTTCGGGCGAAGGATATCCGACTTCTGTACGGAATGGCAAGTGGCGGTTAATTTATTCAGGGGAAGGCTGTATGGGAAAAGGTGGCGGTAAGGCACACACGCCTCGTGAGGCGAAGGATAATCTCAAATCCACGCAGATGATGAGCGTGATTGATGCGATTGGTGAGGGACCGATAGAAGGTCCGGTGAAGGGACTGCAGAGTATTCTGGTGAACAAAACCCCACTGACGGACACGGACGGCAATCCCGTGATACACGGTGTGACGGCGGTCTGGCGCGCCGGGGAGCAGGAGCAGACACCACCGGAAGGCTTTGAGTCCTCCGGAGCTGAAACCGGACTGGGCGTGGAAGTGACGAAGGCAAAACCGGTGACGCGCACCATTACGTCCGCGAACATTGACCGCCTGCGGGTTACCTTCGGGGTGCAGTCACTGGTGGAGACCACCTCAAAGGGTGACCGTAACCCGGCATCCGTCCGCCTGCTGATTCAGTTACAGCGTAACGGTAACTGGGTGACAGAAAAGGACGTCACCATTAACGGCAAGACCACCTCACAGTTCCTGGCCTCGGTGATTCTGGATAATCTGCCTCCCCGGCCCTTTAACATCCGGATGGTCAGGGAGACGGCGGACAGCACCACGGACCAGCTGCAGAATAAGACGCTGTGGTCGTCATACACCGAAATCATCGATGTGAAACAGTGCTACCCGAACACGGCCATTGTGGGGCTGCAGGTGGATGCGGAGCAGTTCGGCGGCCAGCAGATGACGGTGAACTACCATATCCGCGGTCGCATCATCCAGGTGCCGTCAAACTATGACCCGGAAAAACGCACGTATAGTGGTATCTGGGACGGCAGTCTGAAACCGGCATACAGCAACAACCCGGCCTGGTGTCTGTGGGACATGCTGACTCACCCGCGCTACGGCATGGGAAAACGTCTGGGGGCGGCGGATGTGGACAAGTGGGCGCTGTATGCCATCGGGCAGTACTGCGACCAGACGGTCCCGGATGGTTTCGGGGGGACCGAGCCGCGGATGACCTTTAATGCGTACCTGGCACAACAGCGTAAGGCGTGGGACGTTCTCAGTGATTTCTGCTCTGCGATGCGCTGTATGCCGGTATGGAACGGTCAGACGCTGACGTTCGTTCAGGACCGCCCGTCGGATGTGGTGTGGCCGTACACCAACAGCGATGTGGTGGTGGATGATAACGGCGTGGGATTCCGCTACAGCTTCAGTGCCCTGAAGGACCGGCACACGGCGGTGGAGGTGAATTACACCGACCCGCAGAACGGCTGGCAGACCTCCACGGAACTGGTGGAAGACCCGGAAGCCATACTGCGCTACGGACGCAACCTGCTGAAGATGGACGCGTTCGGCTGTACCAGCCGCGGTCAGGCCCACCGTGCCGGACTGTGGGTGATAAAGACCGAACTGCTGGAAACGCAGACGGTGGATTTCACGCTCGGGTCTCAGGGGCTGCGGCACACACCCGGTGACATTATTGAAATCTGTGATAATGACTATGCCGGGACCCTGACCGGCGGACGTGTCCTGTCCATTGATGCTGCCACCCGCACCCTGACGCTGGACCGTGAGGTTACCCTGCCGGAGACAGGTACATCGGCGGTGAACCTGATTAACGGCAGCGGTAAGCCGGTGAGTGTGGACATCACCGCACACCCCGCGCCGGACCGGATACAGGTCAGTACCCTGCCTGATGGTGTGGAGACATACGGGGTGTGGGGACTCTCCCTGCCGTCACTGCGCCGTCGCCTGTTCCGCTGTGTCTCCATCCGGGAAAACACGGACGGCACCTTTGCCATCACGGCGGTGCAGCACGTACCGGAAAAAGAAGCCATCGTGGATAACGGTGCCCGCTTTGAGCCGCAGTCAGGTTCCCTGAACAGCGTCATCCCACCGGCAGTGCAGCACCTGACGGTGGAGGTGAGCGCAGCTGACGGCCAGTATCTGGCGCAGGCGAAATGGGACACGCCGCGGGTGGTGAAGGGTGTGCGCTTCAGTCTGCGCCTGACCAGTGGTAAGGGAACGGATGCCAGACTGGTGACCACCGCCATCACCGCAGACACGGAGCACCGTTTCAGCGGCCTGCCGCTCGGGGAATACACCCTGACGGTGCGGGCGATAAACAGCTATGGCCAGCAGGGTGAACCTGCCACCACCACCTTCCGGATTACCGCACCGGCAGCACCGTCGCGGATTGAGCTGACGCCGGGCTATTTTCAGATAACCGCAACGCCACATCTTGCCGTTTATGACCCGACGGTACAGTTTGAGTTCTGGTTCTCGGAAAAGCGGATTGCGGATATCAGGCAGGTTGAAACCGCAGCCCGCTATCTTGGCTCGGCGCTGTACTGGATAGCTGCCAGTATCAATATCAAACCGGGCCATGATTATTATTTTTATATCCGCAGTGTGAATACTGTTGGCAAATCGGCATTCGTGGAGGCTGTCGGTCGGGCGAGCGATGATGCGGAAGGTTACCTGGATTTTTTCAAAGGAGAAATCGGGAAAACACATCTGGCCCAGGAGCTGTGGACGCAGATTGATAACGGTCAGCTTGCGCCGGACCTGGCTGAAATCAGGACGTCCATTACGAATGTCAGCAATGAAATCACGCAGACCGTCAATAAAAAACTGGAAAATCAGAGTGCGGCAATCCAGCAGATACAGAAAGTTCAGGTTGATACAAATAATAACCTGAACAGCATGTGGGCCGTGAAACTGCAGCAGATGCAGGACGGACGCCTTTATATTGCGGGTATCGGTGCCGGTATTGAGAATACGCCAGCAGGAATGCAGAGTCAGGTGCTGCTGGCGGCAGACAGGATTGCGATGATTAATCCTGCGAATGGCAACACAAAGCCGATGTTTGTTGGTCAGGGCGATCAGATATTTATGAATGAAGTGTTCCTGAAATATCTGACGGCTCCCACCATTACCAGCGGCGGTAATCCTCCGGCATTTTCCCTGACACCGGACGGGCGGCTGACGGCGAAAAATGCCGATATCAGCGGTAACGTGAATGCGAACTCCGGGACGCTCAACAACGTCACGATTAACGAGAACTGTCGGGTTCTGGGAAAATTGTCCGCGAACCAGATTGAAGGCGATCTCGTTAAAACAGTGGGCAAAGCTTTCCCCCGGGACTCCCGTGCACCGGAGCGGTGGCCATCAGGAACCATTACCGTCAGGGTTTATGACGATCAGCCGTTTGACCGGCAGATTGTTATTCCGGCGGTGGCATTCAGCGGCGCTAAACATGAGAAAGAGCATACTGATATTTACTCCTCATGCCGTCTGATAGTGCGGAAAAACGGTGCTGAAATTTATAACCGTACCGCGCTGGATAATACGCTGATTTACAGTGGTGTTATTGATATGCCTGCCGGTCACGGTCACATGACACTGGAGTTTTCGGTGTCAGCATGGCTGGTAAATAACTGGTATCCCACAGCAAGTATCAGCGATTTGCTGGTTGTGGTGATGAAGAAAGCCACTGCAGGCATCACGATTAGCTGAATTTTATAACCCAGATACGGGCGCCAGAAATGGCGCCTTTTTTATTGCAGAAAAGCGAGAGGTAATTATGCGTAAATTATGTGCTGTTATTTTGTCCGCAGTAGTCTGGCAGGTCGCCGCTGCTACGCCAGCGAGTGCAGCAGAACATCAGTCCACGCTGAGCGCGGGGTATCTCCATGCCTCGACGAACGTTCCCGGTAGTGATGATCTGAACGGGATTAACGTGAAATACCGTTATGAGTTTACGGACGCGCTGGGGCTGATTACGTCCTTCAGTTATGCCAATGCTGAGGATGAGCAAAAAACGCGCTACAGCGATACCCGCTGGCATGAAGATTCCGTGCGTAACCGCTGGTTCAGCGTGATGGCGGGGCCGTCTGTACGCGTGAATGAATGGTTCAGCGCGTATGCGATGGCGGGTGTGGCTTACAGCCGTGTGTCGACTTTCTCCGGGGATTATCTCCGCGTAACTGACAGCAAGGGGAAAACGCACGATGTGCTGACCGGAAGTGATGACGGTCGCCACAGCAACACGTCTCTGGCGTGGGGGGCTGGCGTGCAGTTTAACCCGACCGAATCCGTGACCATTGACCTTGCTTATGAAGGTTCCGGTAGTGGCGACTGGCGAACGGATGCATTTATTGTTGGTATCGGATACCGTTTCTGACAACAGACGCCGATTTATCTTCTGTAAATATTGTTATGATACGCAGGTTCATCCACCTTATGGGGTGAACTGCGTTTGAGGAAACGTAAAGTTACACTGTCCTGAAGCCCGTGGCGTCACTGCTGCGGGCTTTTTTTATTGGTGGAAAAGTATGACAGTAAAAATTTCTGGCGTGCTTAAAGATGGCACAGGAAAACCAGTACAGAACTGCACCATTGTGCTGAAGGCCAGACGAACCAGCAGCACGGTGGTGGTGAACACGGTGGCCTCTGAAAATCCGGATGAAGCCGGACGTTACAGCATGGATGTTGAGCATGGTCAGTACAGCGTCACCCTGCTGGTTGAAGGTTTTCCGCCTTCACATGCCGGGACCATTACCGTCTATGAAGGTTCCAGACCAGGCACGCTGAATGATTTTCTCGGTGCCATGACGGAAGAGGATGTCATGCCGGAGGCATTGCGTCGTTTTGAGGTAATGGTGGAAGAAGCGGCACGCAACGCTGAAGCCGCCTCTCAGAGCGCAGCGGCGGCAAAGAAATCCGAAACTGCAGCGGCATCATCGAAGAACGCGGCGAAAAACTCAGAAACGAATGCAGCTAACAGCGCACAGGCGGCAGCGGCCTCGCAGACTGCATCGGCAAATTCCGCGACAGCAGCTAAAAAATCAGAAACCAACGCGAAAAATAGCGAGACAGCAGCAAAGACGAGCGAAACCAACGCAAAGTCCAGCCAGACGGCAGCGAAGGCCAGCGAAACGAATGCCAAAGCCAGTGAAACTGCGGCGAAAAACAGCCAGACTGCAGCAGCTGAGAGCGAGAGCGCAGCAGCCGGTTCTGCGACTTCAGCAGCTGGAGCAGCAACTGCTGCGGCTAACAGCCAGAAAGCAGCGAAGACGAGTGAAACTAACGCAAAGTCCAGCCAGACGGCAGCGAAGACCAGCGAAACGAATGCCAAAGCCAGCGAAACTGCGGCGAAAAACAGCCAGGTTGCAGCAGCCCAAAGCGAGAGCGCGGCAGCTGGTTCTGCAAGCGCGGCGGCTGCTTCTGCCACTGCATCAGCCAACAGTCAAAAAGCGGCAAAAACCAGTGAAACCAATGCAAAGACAAGCGAGACTGCAGCGGCGAACTCGGCGAAAGCATCGGCAGCAAGCCAGACAGCAGCTAAAGCAAGTGAAGACGCAGCCAGAGAGTATGCAAGTCAGGCAGCAGAGCCGTATAAATATGTCTTACAGCCACTGCCTGATGTGTGGATACCGTTTAACGATTCACTGGATATGATTACGGGCTTTTCGCCGTCATATAAAAAAATTGTTATTGGTGACGATGAAATAACGATGCCTGGCGACAAGATTGTTAAGTTTAAACGTGCATCGAAAGCAACCTATATTAACAAATCTGGTGTGCTGACAGAGGCTGCCATTGACGAGCCACGATTTGAACGTGATGGCCTGCTTATTGAGGGGCAAAGAACAAACTACATGCTCAATTCGGAAAGCCCTGCCAGTTGGGGGCGATCGTCAAATATGGATGTGCCCGAAACAGGGACGGATAATTTTGGTTTTACCTATGGAAAGTTTGTCTGCAACGATTCTCTGATTGGGCAAACCTCAGCCATTAATATGGCATCAATTGCTGCAACAAAGTCAGTTGATGTCTCAGGCGATAATAAACACGTGACAACCTCATGTCGTTTTAAAACAGAACTGCAGGTAAGGTTGCGTATCCGGTTTGATAAATATGACGGTAGCGCAACAACTTTTCTTGGTGATGCGTATATTGATACACAAACGCTTGAAATTAATATGACAGGCGGTGCTGCCTCAAGAATTACAGCGAGAGTCAGAAAGGACGAAGCTACCGGATGGATTTTTGCAGAGGCAACAATTCAGGCAATTGATGGGGAGTTTAAAATAGGCTCTCAGATACAGTATTCTCCTAAGCAGAGCGGGGCAACCGTATCTGGTGACTATATTTATCTGGCCACCCCACAAGTAGAAGATGGGCCTTGTGTATCATCTTTTATTATATCAGGAGCGACGGCGGCGACCCGCGCAAGCGATATAGTTACAGTTCCAATTAAGAATAATCTTTATAATCTTCCTTTTACGGTTCTTTGTGAGGTACATAAGAACTGGTATAAAACGCCAAATGCAGCGCCACGTGTTTTTGATACCGGCGGTCATCAAACCGGAGCGGCTATTATTCTTGGCTTCGGTCGTTCAACATATTACGACGGATTTCCTTATTGCGATATTGGAGGAGCTAACAGACGGGTAAACGAAAACGCATCGCTTGAAAAAATGGTTATGGGGATGCGTGTAAAGTCAGAGCAGTCTACGTGCTCAGTAAGTAACGGGCATATATCCAGCGAAACAAAAACCACATGGTCCTGTATTCGGAACACCGCAATTATCCGTATTGGAGGCCAGACTACAGCCGGGTTACGTCATTTATTTGGTCATGTCAGGAATTTCAGAATATGGCACAAGGCATTGACTGATGCTCAGGTGGGGGAGTCAATCTAATGAAAGATTTAACACTCAAATTTGCCGACAGGGCCGACTTTTCGGCCTTTATGGAGAGTACTGGCTATTATGATGACGAGTCGATGCAGGATGATATTCTTATTGACGTGATAGGTAACGTGTACAAAGAAACCGGAGAACTGACTGAAGATGGCGAACCGGTATGTGTTAAGGAAGACGGATATTTTGTAAACGTGCGCATCATTAATGATTCGCAAATATCGTCATTATTCGATGAATACGTGGTTGCTGTTGAGCATCAACTTCGTGGCTGGATGTGAGGAAGAAAAATGGCTACATCGACAGTAATTCCTGATGACATCAAAACGCTAAAATCCGACGTTAGCAAATTAAAAAACGATCAAGGAAGCTACGCAACAAAATTATATGTAGACAGCAAAGATGAAATCGTTGGTGACTGGTCTGCTTCATGGTATCAGCAGGTATTGCCAACTAGCGGAGCTATATTTGGGAGAAAACTCCGCTCAACTCACAGGACGGCAGGTGTTGAGGATGCGTATTGCGAACTATACCTCAAAAAATGGATAGACAGTCCAGGTAACGCAATGGCGCGCCTTAACCTGAACGATAACGGGACAAACATTTGCTGGGACTTTACCAACCTTTATGGCGGTACGATGATTTTTCCCGGTGACAGCGGATACCTCAAAATGGGTAACTGCCTTATGTCATACAGCAAGCGTGGAAGTAACGCGCTTATTAAATTTGATTACACCGACACATTACAGATCAAATATGCCAATCATGGGTCAACCATGACATTAAACACACAGGGAACCGCTTATGCTGGTGTTACTGCTCAATTGTGGGGCAACTCCAGCCGTCCTGTTGTTTATGAAGTCGGTGTTGATGGTGGCGCTTATATGTTCTATGCGCAGAAAAATACCGATAACACCTATATGTTAAGCGTTAATGGTGCATGTCATGCCACCGCATTTAACCAGCATTCCGACCGGGATCTGAAAGACAACATTCAGGTGATCGATAATGCAACCGACCGCATCCGTAAAATGAACGGCTATACATACACGCTTAAAGAAAACGGTATGCCCTATGCTGGTGTCATTGCACAGGAAGCTCTGGAAGCAATCCCAGAAGTTGTAGGTTCCGTAATGAAATATCAGGACGGTGCGAGCGGATCGGAAGGTGAAGAAGGTGAACGTTATTACACAGTAGATTATTCTGGTGTTACTGGCTTGCTTGTTCAGGTAGCCAGAGAGTCAGACGACAGAATAACAGCACTGGAAGAAGAAAACGCAGAATTAAGACAAAGATTATCTGCAATTGATGCGGCGCTTGCGTCTAAATAATATTAAGGGGCCGAGCGCCCCGTTTTATTGGGTGGGATGAAAATGGATATAACACCTTTCCTTCATGCGCTTTGTGCTGTGGCTGCGCAGCTACTGATTGGTCTTTTTACCGGGAACTGGGCTTACGGGGCGATAGCCGGTTGTACGTTCTTCATTGCGCGTGAACACACCCAGGCAGAATATCGCTGGATCGAAATGTTCGGGCATGGCAAGCGAATGAATATGCCGTGGTGGGGCGGTTTTGATCCGCGCGCGTGGGATGTGGCAAGCCTGATGGATTTTGCTGTGCCGGTGGTGGCGTGTCTGCTGGTCTGGCTGTTGGTTAATCGTGGGTGAAAAAAGGTGAGCTGTATATGCAACGGAGGAAGAAACCTCGTTGCGGGAAGCCTGGAAGAAGTATCGGGTGTTGCTGAACCGTGTTGATACATCAACTGCACCTGATATTGAGTGGCCTACGAACCCTGTCAGGGAGTAATCATTGGGATTATGCCGCAGCACGTCTTAAGCAAGAACGTGCTGCGGTTGGATGCTATTTTTTCCCTGAAGCGGAAAACATTACTACAGTACCTTGAACCTTGGTTTTAACATTCTCGAAATGCTCTGAGAGTATATGTGTTAAGCCTTCTTCGGAATCTTTTGTGTTTGAAAAGATGCCTTTCTGATTGTAAATGCGCATCAGTTTTTGACCGAAGCTATTGTGCACAACGCCGTCACCAAGAATTGTGGCTCCGTATAGAGTTCCATCGTCAGTTAAGGCCTGCGCCGCATTGCGTATTACACAGCTTTTTGTAGATATATTTCCAGGCAGGCAGTGAAGAAGGTAAAACATGGAAATGGAATCAAATTGACCATGTAACGCCGCGGGATAAGGTTCAAAAACATCATGGCTAATTTTATGTTTAATTTTTGATTCCCCAGCCCTTGTAGATGCCGCGTTCAGGCTAGCTTCGTTCAAATCCATTAAAGATATCAGACTACTCTCAGGTACGTGAGTAAGGTAAAACCCAGTTCCAACACCAATATCCAGATGGTTGTTACCTACATGTTCCAGAAAGTGTGGAAGAAGGTGTTCCTTTGTAGGACATCCCCATGCAAGCCGATTTGATACTCCCAAAACCCACCAGTCATAAAGCTTTAGGGTAAGTGGTGTGTAAATTTTAGCCCCATCATCTGTGTTTTTTTTCATTGATTTCACCATGTTATAGTTTTATTTGTGAATTGAATCAATTATGGCGATGAATTACAAGGGGTTAAATGCTGCCGCAGCATAGCGATATTGAAATAGCCTGGTATGCTTCGATACAGCAGGAGCCGAATGGCTGGAAGACCGTCACCACACAGTTCTACATCCAGGAATTCAGTGAGTATATTGCGCCACTGCAGGATGCTGTAGATCTGGAAATCGCAACGGAGGAAGAAAGATCGTTGCTGGAGGCATGGAATAAATATCGGGTATTGTTGAATCGTGTTGATACATCAACTGCACCTGATATTGAGTGGCCTGCAAATCCTGTCAGGGAGTAATCATTGGGATTATGCCGCAGATACGTCGTATGCAGGAACGTGCTGCGGTTAGTTTGTGAGCTTTCGATAGTGGTTGTTATTTTTGCCCTTATTTGTTCCGGAGGCCATGGTTCAATGGTCCGTCTGCCCCCTGTGGTGATGTCAGCAAAATCAGCCACTGCGCGAACCACAATAGCCCGGGAAGATGCTGAAGATCACCAGGTAAAGCTGTCAGCGCAGAAACTGGAAGAACTGCTCGCATCAATGGTTAAGAATGAGGTTGATCGCAATGATGGGATTTATTGA